ACTGGTTGGGCAGGCGCACCTTCAGGGTGTCGCCGATCTTGGCGCCCTTCTTGGCGAAGGAGTCGTCGTAGTCGCGAGTGATCGAGCCGACGAAGGTCAGCTTCTGGTGGAGGATGGAGAGCGCTTTGCGCGTCACCATCGTCGGGGTCAACAGGGCGTTGCTCATGGTGAAAAATCCGTCTCACCCCGCTAGGGGGTGCCGCCTCGGCGGTTGGGGAGGGGCGGCGTCTCTCGACGCTGCTGTTCGGTGGATCAGCGCTTGGCGGCCTTGGCGGCCGTTCGCGCCAGCTCGCGGCGGTTCCACTCCTCCGCGCTCAGTTCGTCACCGCTGGCGTCCGTCGTGCGACGGGCATTGGGGGTCGCCCCCCCGACCTTGGCGGCCGGCTGAACTGTCTGCGCCTTGGAGTTGTTCGCTGCTGTCTGATGTTGCTTGAGGGCGGCTTCCGCCTTGTCGGCCCTGGCCTTCTCGGTCATGGCCGTGTGAAGCACCTTCCAGACGCGAGGATCGGTCATCTCGGCGATCTCCTGCGGCTGCACGCCGAAGGATTTCACCGCGAAGGTCGCGATCTCCGTAGCCTTCTCGGGACTCCAGCCCTCGATCTCTGTAGCCAAGGCCTTGCCGGTTTCCTCCTGGCGCGTGGCGAGTGCCGTAGCGGCTTGCTCGCGTTGCGCCTGGAGACGCTGGCCTTCCTTGGTCTTCAGTTCGTTGGTCGCCTCGCCCTTGGCTCTTTCGAGGTCGGCGAGGGTGTCTTGTGCGAGGTCGAACCGAGCGCGGTAATCGCGGTAGAGTTCGCCCATCTGCGGATTGGCAAGCGCCTGCTGGCGGAACGTGTTCCAGTCGATCATCCCGAGCGTGATGCCTTGCGCGTCGGGAGATCCGAGCGTCGCCTTCACCGTCTCGATGTCGCGGGCGATCAGCGCCAGCTTGGCGTGTTCTTCCGGGAGCGCGGCGGAGGACTCAGCCTGCTGCGCCTGGAAGGTGCGAACCTGTTCCTCATGCTGCCGGCGCTGTTCGGCCAGGTCCTGGGTCTTGCGCGTGTAGTCCTGGTGGCGGAGGCGGTCGAGCGCCAACTCCTTCGGAACCTTGACCTTCTCGCCGTTGGAGAGTTCGATCTCCTCCAGATCCGGTGTCGGCTCCGGTTCCGGCTTGGGGTCGAGGCCGTCCTCGCCGTCAGTCGGCGGGGCGTCATCCTCGGCCACGATCCAGGCGTCGAGTTCGGATTGAGTGCGTTCGCCACCGGAGGTTTGAGCCTCGTCGGCGACTCCCGTTTCCGGCGCAGCGGTATCCGCCACATCGGCGACCGGGTTGGTCGCGTCCATTGCTTCTGACAATTTGGGTCCTTCTCAGGGATTGCGGCGTCTCGCGACGGCGCTGGGTCCGGCTCTGGGCCGGGAAGTCGTCAGGCCGCGAGCGGCGGTCCCGGTTGTGGCTGCGTCGGCTGCATCGGCGGCTGTTGGCCTTGGCCCGAGATCATGTCCGGGTCGTTCAGCAACTGCATGAGTGTGGACATCACGACCTGCTCGACGGCCTGCTGGGTCTCCGGCGCAAAGGCGACGCCCTTGGGCGCCAGGGCCTTCATGCGGGCGGTCTCGGCGTCGAACGCTTCGATCTGCACGCGCTTGGCGTCCAGCGACTGGTCGGCCTGCATGGCCGCGATCTGCGCCTTAGCCTGCCCGAGCATCTGCGCCAGGGTTTGCGCCTGCGACCTCAGTTGGTCGACCATCGGGTTGTCGCCCTGGAGCTGCGGCGGGAGCAGCTTTTGCAGGCGGTCGGAAATCTCGTCGGCCCCGGGCCAGTCCAGGTTCTTCGCCATCAGGTCGCCGAGGATCGGGGCGGCTTGCGGGTATGCCTGGATCAGCGCCAGCATCTGGTTCGCGGCTTCTTCGCGGCGCGTGGTGAAGGACGGCCCCGCGGTGACGGTCAGGTCGTACTTGCCGAGCGTCAGGTCATAGACCCGGGCGCAGGCCGCTTCCTCCAGGCTGAGCGGATCGGGCGGCGGCTGAATGCCGGCAGGCATGGGCGGCGCTGCGGTCTGGTTGCTGACCGCGGCCTGTTGCGGGCCGATCTGCACGCCGTGAGCGTTTCCATCGGCGCCGATGATGCGGATAAGGCGCGGCGTCGAATAGACGTGCGGCACGAGATCGAGGATCACCCGGCCGCAATGGCGGATGGCGCGCGACAGGTTGTCGACGATGTGGAAGGTCGACACGTCGCCTTCCCGCTGCCGCATCAGGATCGCCCGGCCGGAGGTCTCGTTGGACGGCGCGCCCATCGAGGCGTCGAACAGGCCGAGGATCGACTTGATATCGTCCTGGGCGTTCATCGCCTCCTGAAGCGCACCGGCCGGCGGACCTGCGAAGGCTTGCCGCTCGGGAGGCGAGCCATTCGGGACCGGATCGTACTCGATATAGGCGTGGGTCTCCGTGTTGGCTGTCGCCCACTTGTCGGCGTCGGTGACGAACGAGCCCTTCGCGCCGATGAACGGGGCCTTCGGCGCCAGGGCGACGAGTTCCGTGGAGGCCGTGCGCCAGTAGTTGAACATCTGCTGGGCGTCTTTGGCGTCGCGGATCAGCGAGCGGAAGTAGCGCTTGCCCTCGACGTGGATTTCCTCGCCATAGACCGGGATCAGCGGGATATAGGTCCCGGCCCAATCGGTGCGATCAAGCTCCTCGGCGCCCGACAGGATGCGTTGCGTGACCTTGTAGGTGGGCACCTCGCGCGTCTGGCCCTGCGGCGTCATGCCGAGCGCGTCGAACAGGTCCTTGTTCTTCTTGTAAACGTCGATGTCGAGCGTCAGTCGGTTGGGATCGAACAGGCTGGCCGCCGTCATCAGCTTTTGCGGGTCGGCGTCCATCGAGGGAGGGCCAACCGCAGTGATGACCCGAACCGACTTCTCGCGGGTCCACTGACACGCGACCGTCACCATCTCGTCGGGCTGGTCGGACTCGGTGTAGAGCGTCTTCTCGAACGAAACGGCTTCCGCACCCTTCCAGCGCTTCTTGAAGGCCGCCTCGGTCAGGGTCTCCAGCTCGAACGCGCCGTTCCAGTCGGAGCTGTCGGCCGCAGTCGAATCCGGGTCGCCGTAGATCGCCAGCGGGTTCGCCTTGCGCTCGATGCAGATGTCCTGCTCGAACCCGTCGTCGGTCGCATAGCGCGTGTTGATGCCGATGAACCCGAAGCCGCCGGAAGCCGCGAAGTCCATGGCCGTGTCATAGGCCACATCAGCATCCGACGACTGCTCGATATGGCGCATGAGGCCATCGAGGATCTGCGCGGTATGAACGTCGGCGTTGCTGTCGACCGGGTGAACGGTGATCGCCGGGCGGTTCTGCCGGGCGTCGTTCACCACCTGGCGGATGAAGGCCGGAAGGCGGTTGATGGTCAGGCACGGCCGGTTGTCGAGTTCCCGCTGGCGCTTGACCGCCGAGGGCCATTGATCGCCAAGCCGGCCAAACCGCAGATCGTCCAGCGCGGCCTGGTAGTTCTCGGCGAAGGTCTCCTCGTACCGCTTGAACTCGGCCTGCGCGTCCGCGACATCGGAATCCGGCTTAGGGGCAGAAGTCGCCATCTAGGCATTCCCCTCCGTCCGAGCCGTGGCGAAGTCCGCCATCGCCCGCTTTCCGGCGCGTCGGAACATGGCCGCCGCGGCGATCTCATCGACCCGGCGAGCCAGCGTCCGCATCGCATCCGAGGCCGGCGCGAGCTGTGCGGCTTCCGGCTGCGCGTCGTACCAATCCGCCACCTTGCGCGCGGCTTCCGGCGTCAGGTGACGGAACCGCTCGCCGTCCCACACCACAATCGTCGGGGCCGCATCGCCCTCGCGGTGGATGAGCCCGAGCGCGAGCCGGTGATCCGGTAGCGCGATCTGCTCGGAGAGCATGTTCTCGGGCGGGAGTGGGAAGTCATTGGGCGTGTCGGTGCGCTCCACAGTCATCAGAAGCGGCGGCCCCGGAGGAAACCGGCCGGACGGCGAATCGACTGGCACGACGGCTTGTGCAGCGCACGCGCTGCCGCATCGCTCACTGAGCGCATCCCGGCGAGCCGCGGGGCGGGTTCGTCCCTATCGCTCAGGTCATGCAGAGACCCGGAGCCGAGGATGACCGGGAAGTCGTCTTCGTCCATTACGCGCCCCCCGCCATCAACCCATCCATCCGCCTGCTCCCTGAT